GCTTACCCGTGCTGTCCTTGTAGTTAGCAATCTGGCAGAGCTTCGATCTGTTTTCTCCTACGGTGTATCCATACTTCTTACAGATGGATAGTGGTATGTTTCTTTTTACTAAGTCTTGGTAGTCGCCTTGAACTGTTGTCATGTTAGATGTGTGTGTTGTTGTTGTGTGTTGTTTGTTATTTGGTTTGAATACCCCACAGCTGAAGCACTTAGTGCTGCCATCTTCGTTCTCGCATAGGGCATCACTGCTTCCGCAGTCAGGGCAATTCGTGTGTGTGTTGATAGTTTTTAGGTCGTCCATTCTTGCGGTATACTTGGTCCTTGGCACCAAGGTATGTTATGTTTGTCAGCCCAATCAGCGTAGCTAGTTTTACTACCCTTGTAGATTTTACCCTTTGCTCTTTGGAACACAAAGCGCAGGTCTATGTCAGGATGTTGCTTCTTAATCCACTCATGCTTCTTGCGATCAGCTGTCGTTAGTCTACCCTTGACCTCAAGGATGACCCCATTTGATAAGAAGAAGTCAGGCGTATACCTGCGTTTCTTCTCAGGCTCTACGAAAGCGATGCGATCAGTTTCGTAGGTGTAGTGGACACCCTCTCCCGAAAGAGAGGATGCCACACGTTGTTCAAAACCTGACCTAAAAGTCCCCATCAGCCACTACGGTTTCGAGAGACTCACCTCCGCTAGAGAAGCCTTCTTCTTCGGACGTGAATCCGAATGCTGAAGCTCCTGCTCCTGAAGCACTTGGTGCTACAAGATCGATGATCTGTAGGGCTTTGAGTTGGAGGCTCACACCAAACCCAAGGCTTGGGCTATACCAAGTGTAGGGCTTGATAGCCATCTTCACTTTAGAACCACCGCCTACTTCAACATCACAAGCTTGTCCTTGTGCATCAAAGAGTTTGATGTTGAACTCATACACTTCACCAGTGCGGGAGTTCTTACCCTTAGCTTTCTGTTTACTACGGATAATCCACTCACCATCTTCAGTCTCCTTAATAGGGAACTCTTTACACAGGCGAATCTTCTTGCCTGTCTTGCGCTCCTCCATTTCATGGGCTTCGCTTCGGATTGTTTCGATCTTAGCAGCAAACTCTTTCGCTTCTGCTTCCGTTACTAGGATGTCGCAAGAGTATGCGCCATCAGGGTCGAACGTAGTGTTCGGTTTATTGACGTGTGGGTAACGTGCTGTTCCCACCATTGTTGTTATGGTATCATTCATGAGAATATGTACTCCGATTTGTATATGTTATTTATGTTGAATGTCCCCTTCACTGGAAGAGGCTCAAGGTTTACTCCATGCTCATCTTCGATTGAGTCTTTCAACTCTTGAAGTAAGTCTGGTGTAAATTGTTTTACAAACACATCACGTATGGTAGCTGCAAGCTCGTTGCATTTAGTGGTGTGTGTCGCCATCGAGTCATGCACCATTGCAAAATCTCTGACGTTGAAATTGGTAGCTGATTGATTGACCGTAGAGTGCAGGATGCTGGCGTCAAGCGAATGTATATAATTAGGTGAAGCTCCTTGAGCTTGTCTCTTAGCACTTAACTGGTCGGTATCCTCACGGAAACGAACACGCATAATTTTATCTCCAAGCTTTGTCTTGATAGATTTAGTCTCCCACTTCTGGTAATTTTGGTGACAAGGAAAACCACTAGGTGATACCCAATAGAATGGCTTACCTTCATTGGCTAATGTTCTAGCTGTAGATTGTAACCATGCCATAGCTTCTCTAGGTTTGCCTACAACATCGTTGATGCCTTGCCATACTTTACCTGCTAGGTATGCCGTAGCTTGGAACTTGTCAGACTCATCGAACGGAAGCTCATCTCGCTTACGTGCTGTGTCATCATACCAGTCACTGATGTATTGACGGCAAGAGTATAGAGTAGAACCATAGCTCTGTGTCATCGTAGGTCTTTTACAAGCTGACCTGTCTACTCCGTAAGCTAACCACTTGTCAGCGTAGTCGGAGTCTCCGTCTTGTTTTAGAAACTCAATAGTCTTTTCAGCAACAATGCCGTAGATGTCTTGTGGGTATTTACTTGGTGCAACATTCGTTGCTATGCAAGAAGGCTCGTCACGTGTGAGAACACCGAGCAACTGTAGTCCGTTGTTAGTAGCGTCCATACCACAAGGTAGATGTGTCATGAAGCCGTTACCTGTTGCCATGTAATCTGCCCATTCAAAACAGAACGCAAGGAACTGGAATGGCTCATCACATTCTCGCCATAAATCAGCGTAAGCCATTGGGTCTTTAGCAATCTTAAAAATGTTGTGTCGGTTTTCTTCTACCCAATCAACACGCTGGTTGAAGGTGCCTTTGATACCGTAGCAGTTAGCTCCGTGAATGGCGAGCCATTGAACATCGTTCTCGTCTTTAATCTTTTCACCTCTTGCAAAGGTTAGCAGACTCTTCTGGAAGTCAGCTCCCATGTGATTCACATAGCTAGGCACGGCGTAGCACCTGCCTCTGAAGTCTGTCTGGTGTGGAAGGTAGAACTGTTTGTCTCTATACTTGTTAGCTAGCCACTGGGTATTAAGCACAAGGAGTCGTCTGCTTTTTGTGGCAGCATTGTGGTCATAGATTGCAGCAGCTCTACGCTTCCACATCTTCTTCTCAATCGGATCACAATCATCTGACGGGTAGGGCGGTAGCTCTTCGTCTTCCCTTTGGGGAATACCTTCTACCTCTATGCCCTGTTCCCAAGTCTCTTGTAATACATTAAGAACTCGTTGGTTAATCTGCCAAGGTGTATTCTGTAGAAGATTAACTGCGTTCATAACATCAGTCATCTTCTCTGTGTTCTCTCGGAGGAACGCTTTGTCTCTTGTCTTGATGAAAGGAAGTGGTGGTAGTCCAGTCTCAATATCATATCCACCTGACCACTTGTCAGTCCACTGCTTTGGAAAATCTAATAGAGGCATCCAGAAAGGACATAGCAATTCGTTGTCCTTCATCATGTCCTCAATCCATTCCGATGTCTTTTCAGATGCAGTAACAAAGCGAGCTGGTCCTCGCTTGTCTGTCTGTATCATCGTGTAATCAACAAGACCTGTAGCTGTGCGGATTGTATCAATAAGAACAGTGCCTACGTGTAGCTTGATGCGAGTTCCCCAACGCTCCCACTCATCCGTTTCGCCCTTCTTCGCTTCGCCCTTCTCAGACTTAATCAGGTAGTATCGTTTCTTGCGATAGCTCTCTCTGCGTTTAGCTCCTTGAAGGATACCTTTCCATTGAGGATGGTTACTGAAGTGAGCGAACCTAATCTCATCTTCGATCAGTGCGCCAACACGAACAGCAGAGGAAGCAAGTGTGCGCTTCTGTGTAATAGAATCTAGTATAGATTTAAGAGCTATGAAGGCAGCGGTCTTAGTCGGAAGTTCTTGGAGCTTGTAATAAGCGTTCCCTGCAATGGGTGCTTTCTCTTGTTGCTTCTCCCATGCTTCCAGACCTTCGACCAACGGAGGAAGTGCTGCCTTCAATAGACGTTGACCATACGGAGTCTCGCATTCGCTTTCCCTGCGTCTGCTAGAATCAATCTTAGAACGAAAACGGTTTACACCGCTTTCAAGCATGTCTTGTTCTATCGAACGGTTTTGGGACGGAAACGTCTCACGAATTGTCTGCATGGTAGTGGGAGTTATGTAGGTGAAGTAAGAAAAAGTTAAGTAATCCCTACGGATTTGTCACGGATATTTAATTATGCAACGGATTTTGAATCCGATGGTATGGTAGGCGTGAGAGGACTTGAACCTCCAAGCCATTGCTGACAGTAGATTTTGAGTCTACCGTGTCTACCATTCCACCACACGCCCTGCTTCCTGATGGCATTATAGACACATAACTGGCACAAGTCACTCATTCCTTTTCGTCCAGCATTTTAAGCTTTGCTTTTAATTCATCAATATCTTCCTCCATCTTTTTAATCAAAGCCTCCTGTGCTTCGCAAGCTCTTGTCATAGAGTTTAGACCGCTTGTGAGCAGTTGTTTTTCCGTAGGTCGGAAGAGTGTTGGTGCGGATTTCATAGGATTAAACGTAGGTGTTATTGTTACGTGTTAAGTTTGATGGCATTAAGTTGAACTATGTGTTAAGTTTGATTGGTTAGATTATTCCATTCAAGTCATTTTCGATACCCTTTACAAGCTCGTCTTTTATAAAGTCAGCGGCTACTTTAGCTTTGAAGGCTTCGTCAAAATGCCCATCTTCGCTCCACTTATAGGCAGCTATCTCTTTAATCTCTGACAAGTCGTTAATGTATTCAATTAGTTTTTTTGTATTTATATTTTCCATAGTGTGTGTGTTATTGGAGTTTATGTTAGTTATTTTTTCTTTTCTTGTTTAGTGTATCAAGAGCTTCAAAGACAGCGTCAGGTGCTAGCTTGGCGTAGCGCATGGTGACCTGTATAGATTTGTGTCCCATCCAGTCTTTGACTGCGAGTAGTGGGACTCCTGCTTGCACTAAGCGAGTAGCACAGGTGTGTCTACACAGGTGAGGAACAAACTCCTCGTCCTCCATGTAGCCTAGTATGTCACGGACGTTGTTCCATTGTGTGCGTATGTTGGATTTAGTGTAGTTGAATACCTTGCTATTACGGTGTGCAATAGAAGTGATGCTATTATCTATACTAGGATGGTTAGAGTTTGTGTCAAGCGCATTCCACTTGTTAGTCATAATCTCTACGACCTCATCCGATAGCGGAACGATACGCATCTCTCCGTTCTTAGTTCTGTAGTCGTGACCTCTCGCCCACACATACATCTTCCACCTATTGGATTCCTTCACGATGTCCTTGTATTGGACACGGCAAAGCTCACCCGTACGCAATCCCGTATCTATGAGAACCTTAACAAAACCAGCGAAGTCTTCTTGACCTAGCCTCTTGTTGGTAGACACAATCATCTCTTCCTCTTCAGGTGAGAAGTATCGAAGCCTACCTTCTGATGCCTTGTATCGCTTGAACTTAGGCACGTTCTGTATCCAGTCCCTGTCGTGTGCGTACTTCAGGCATACCATTAGAGCTGACATCTTGTTGTTGATGGTGCCGTTACTGTTGCCTTGAGACTTTAAGGTCTGAATGATTTCATCAATCACTATCGTGTTGATTTCCTCAACCCTAATGTTGGTGCCAACAATCCGCTGGATTAATTCTACATTGCGTAGAGCATTGATGCCGTTAGCTGTGTCCTTCCAGACTGCTTCGTAAACGGTATCGGTTAGACCCTTCAGGGTTAGGCTCGCATTCTTCGTGCTGAGTATGTGAGTAACCTTCAGTCCCAGCTTAGAGCGATGCTCTAGGTTAGTGACAAAGTCTTCGGCATCTGCCAGACTCTTGAATAGTCTACGAACTCGCTTGCCTTCTACGTGTGCATCAGCTTGCCAGCTTTTGCCTCGTCTTCTTATTTTCATGTGTTACTCCGTGTGTGTGTGGTGAATAATATAGGTGATAGTATATCATATGTCAATTATGCAATATACAACAGCTATGGAAGATAGACGGTAGGTTCGTCATACTCTCTGAAGAAATCTTTGAAATCATGTAATGATTTGATGGGACACTCAATCTCGTCGATGTTGTTTTCATACCAGCCAGACACAAAGACATCGTGAAGGGCATCCCCTTCCAGAGATACACGCTCGCCATTGCAAGCCATCACATCCATACCGATAGGGTAGCCTGTAGGCTCGTCATATATAACGACACGATTAGTTCCAGCGTGACACAGGTAGCCTGCTCGCTTAGGTAGTTTGATTACATATTTCATAAGCCTAGATTTCTCCTGTGATTTCGAGTAGCTCGTCTTCCAGTGTTGCTGTCATGTGACGCTCTTCCGAAAGCTTGTCTTGTAGGTCTACGATGTCCTGCTTGAGACGTGTGATCACGTCATCCTTAGCGAACAGCTCGTGCTTGAGCTTCGCATACTTCTGCTTGTGGTGAAAGTTTAACGCTTCCAGTTGTTGTGCTATATCATTCATAATAAAAGGTGAGCCTTTTACAGTCATGCTCAGGACAGTTGGGGTTTCAGTTATGCAGACATCAAAGTCTCACCAGTGTTGATAAGCTCATGCCCTCTTGTGATGTGTAATCGACGTGAGCCTTCGGCAGACAGTGCATCTAAGGCACCTGCCTTCTGTATGGCACCTGCTCCTAGCTCTGACGAACGCCAGATTGCAGAGCGATCCTTGGATGTATGGCGGTCACCGTGAGTGAGTAGCTCAGTAACTCCGTTAAACATATCGTAAGCTGTCCGACCGTTGTTACCTACGCCACCGATAGCAAGTCGACGAGCCTCGTGAGCCTTGTTACTACTTACAGTAGACAGCTTGTTGGACTTGTTGAAGAACGAAGTTGCCCATGCAATCATCTCTGGATAAGCCATGCCAGACTCAGCGGTCTGGTTAAGCTTCTCGTAAGCAACCCTACGGTTGTTGAACATGGACTCAAGGTGTTGCATGACGTTCTCAAAACGTATGTCTGCATTCCTAGTGTGCCGCACCTTAAGCTTGAAAGCTCTGCCTCCCTCCTGTTTAGCCAGACGGAATGTATTCTGGCAGATCATACGGACACTAGTGTCGAACATCTCGAAGGCAGAACTGCCATCGTGAGAGCTGTAGAAGGTAACGTAGTTATCGAACTTGTCACCGTTGACGGTGAAGTCTTCGTCGGAGACCTTGGTCTGAACGAACACTCGACCACCGTCATGAGTGTATCCACCACCCACAACTTCGTGCTTGGTGCCTTCAAGTGACTGGTGCAAAGCATCCCAGATACGAGTGTTCTGGATTGGCTCGTAGCCAGAACCAACAACACCGATGGACTTGTTGGTGTCTGAGCGGTTGATGCTGACGTGAGTGTCGATAGGTAGAGGATACTTGCCCTCTAGCAGAGCTACCATAGGAGTCTTTTGAACGTCCCAGTTAAGACCGATGTCCTCAACAGAGTTGATGGAGTCAGTGAATGCGTTTGACCAGCTGTTGCGCTGAGTGTTTACGATGTATGTGTCTTGTTGCATAGTAGTATAACGATGTGTGTTTTGAGATGGACTAGCTGTCTGCTTTGTCCTTGAGAGCCTTAATGATAACATCCTTGTCAACCCCTTGAGGGTTGTCGGACGGGATAGCCTTGTCGATCTTAGCGAGTAGGGTCTCTACGAGATCGGCATGGTATGGGTCTTTGGTCTTGAGCAAGCGATTGAGTTGCTTGCAAGTGGATAGGATTTGATTGAGCATGATGTTATATGACTGAGTAGTAGTATTGATCGCCGTCTGGTGAGCTGGATTGGTTAGGAAAACGAAGCTGCTTTTTCCACAGTCGGCCTGCAAACACGAAGTAATAGGTCTGGTTTGGGTTAGCATCGTGGATAACCTCGCTCTCGTCATCCCAGACGCTGAGTGTTGGCTCGATGGCGTCCTGTCCGAAACCGAGTGTGTAATATTCGTCACCTTCGACGAACGGATATTTGCTGGTTTGTATGTTGACCATGATTAGATTTGGTTTGAGCTGACAGAATCAGTGAGACCTCGCAAAGCATCGGTTGCATTTGTGAGTGCTGTGATGATGAGGTCTTGACGTGCTTCCAACGCACTTAGACGGTCTGCAAATTGATTGCAGTTGGCTTTGACATCGAGTTCCTCCAAGGCATCATTTACTCTGGTATCAAAATCAGTCTCGTCTATAACACCTTGTAAGTAAGGGGTGAAGTCGGTAGTGGATAGGACGTTCTCAACTTTGTAATCAAAGTCTATGTCATCCACCGCATCTTCGACGATAGAGCTGAAGTCGTAATTGTCTACGACATCTGTTGCATGGTCAGTTACGATGTCGGTGTAGTCGTAGTCTACGACGATGTCTGTAGCGATCTGACGAACGCTCTCGTTATCGCTTGTATCGATACGCTCAGTGACATCTTGGGCAATGCCTTCGATGACGTTTGAGATGAATGTGTTGACGAGGTTTTTTAGGTTGTTGTGCATATTGGATTTTGTGTGTTTGTTTTTGGCGAGATTCGCTGACCTACTTTTGTCAAGATTGTACTACGCAGACTATACGTATGTGACGGTGTATCCGAGCTGTTTTAAGGCTCCGATATTACGGTCGGTGACAGTCTTCTGTCCCGTTAGAATCGAGATGGCTCTGGCTTGCTCTTCGTCTACTACGTAGAACAGTTCGTTGCCATAGACCTCTCGCTTGCGGAGTGTGATTGTGGTTCGCATTTGCATAGTTTTTGTAGGATTGGATTGTGTGACAGGCTCGTCAGTGACGGAAACTTACCGCCAGACGGTCGTAAGACCGTTTCGCCTTAGTCAAGTATTATTGTGAAGCCAGATCGGTCACTTCGTGCTTCGCCCTTAGCTCGGAGTCCTACGAAGACGCCATCTCTATCGAGGAACCGAAGGTCAGTCTTGTCACCATCGACAACGTCTTTGCCTTGGTAAGACTCAGGCAGTTCGTCCGCTTTCTTCGTGCTGAAAACTGCGGCTACGTTACCGCCTGCTTCGATCACCTTGGCAACAGCTTCATCGTTGCACTCAGACTTACTGAAAGTAAGGTGGTAGTTGGCTGGCATCTTGCCTTCGGCATAGGCTATAGCTCGGTTAGGGTTTTTGGTATAGTCGTAGAAAGCTACGCTTGGAAACCGATTCATTAAGGCTACGCCAAGTTTACCGCCGAGCTTTTCCCAAGGTAGGTCAGATGTGCCATTCAGTCGAATAGCTGGCGTCATGCCTACCTTGGAAGCCTTGTTAATGATTTTCTGAATGTCGATTGCCAACAGTTCTACGAACTCTTTAGGATTCTCTAGGAACCGTAAGGTTTTGGCTACCCTAGCTTTAACTACGGAGTCCATCTTGCCTCGTCCTGCACTGTATAGGCAGACAGCCTTGCACCCTTCGGAAGCATGAGGACATACATTAACCTTCGGTGAGGCTTCATTAGCTGGAGCCAAGTAAAGAATACCTGTAAGGTATCCAGCGTTAGAGCCTTTGCGAGTCTTGGCATCGGCATTTACTGAAAGTAACTTTGTGTTTACGGTGGTCATAATTGGATTGTGTGATTTTTGGCGAGAGTCGCTTGCTTTAATTTTGTGTTGATTGATCTGCGCAGACTAGTCACGAGGTCTCTGCATTTCGCTCATAACCTTGAAAAGGTAAGCCAAGCCATCTTTATGCTCTGAATTGAAGCAGTGCTGAATCGCATCTTTACCAGTTTTACTGGCAAAATCTACGAAGTAGTGCTTGTCTTGTTTGATGCGAAATCTTGTAAGATTCCACCCATAACAACTCATGCTGTGAATGTAAGTTAGAAATGTGTATTCAAAGCTAGCTTTGTCTTCGGTTAGGATTTGTTTGTCCATAATAGTGTGTATTGGATTGTGTGATTATCTGACAGGCTCGTCAGTGCTGGAAGGTTACCAGCAGACGGTCTAAAGACCGTTTCGCCCTAGTCTTGAGTTCGAGTCACTGCATTTTCTAGCGAAGCTACTAGCGAGACGTTACTGTCACCGCCATAAACTAGAATCCCTACAGGATTATTGTTTCGGTCAACTGGACGATACCAGTTAGTTCCTTGGAACTCAGACTCGTCCTTTACGTAGTAAACCATGATGCCATCATCAGCTCTCTCTACGAGACTGCCGTCAGATTTCCTGTCCTTAGCTTTAGGAAAGCTTCCTGTGACGTAAGAACGATCAGCGAGATTCATGAAAGCCCTAAAGGGATTAGCGTCTTGGCACCAGCCGAAAGCTGAGATTACTACGTAAGTGCCGCCATTGCTGTCTGTCAGTGTTTTGTTTTCCATAATGTGTGTTGCTTCATAGGTTATGCCGAAGCTAGGCTGTTGAATTTTAGCGAGAGTCGCCACTTTACTTTGTCAAAGATTGATCTGCGTATACTAGGTGATTATCTAAGCACAGTGCCGTGAGACTCAGCTTCGACAAGGTCGAGACCGTGCTTCTCAGCTAAATCTTCAAGGAAGATGTCGATGTCTTCGCCGAGTGACCAGATAAGAGGTGTAACCTCTGAAGGAGCCATCTCAGTTATGAAGTGATTGACGACCAGTTTACCTTCGGTAAGAGCCAAATTGAGACAGCTTGTAGCACCGTCCTTGGTTTCAAATTTGAACGTAAGTTCAGTAGGTGATTCATCGGTTTCACCGATCGTATACCAGACGAAGTCTTCGCTCTGCTTGCATTCATTATCGAAGATAATTTGAGTGAACTCTTCTGCGAAGGGCGAGTCTGAGAACCATTGTTTTTGGGTAGCTTCCATAATCGTGTGTTTCCTTGATGTGTTATTGTGCTGTGCCGTGCTTGGCTTGGCTTGACTCGGAGTGAGTTGCCGCTTCAATTATAACAACCTTGTCAAGTCGCCTCGTGTGATCAGGACTTTTACAGCGCAGTATCGCCTACGCATAATGCGATCACGATACCATACGAAAAGACAAAAAAAGTTTTGGAGAGAGCTTTGCCTCGTGCGTGATCATGTTCGGCGATCGTATAATACCTACGGAAGGTGCGGAGGCAGTGCGCCTCAAGACTTTAAAAGTCTTATGCAAGAGCAGTGCTAGAGCTATGCTCTAAAATGAAAAAACATCTGTGTAGAAAAAGATGAGTGAAGCAGACCGAAAGCTTTCAAACACGCCTTCCTTGTGCATTTGACAGGCTCTATCGGATTTATAATCCGTTGCAGTGCCGATAAACACTAGTCTTAGGACTAGTATGTGACCAAAGCTGTGCCAATCCTCACCCTAAAGGGTGTATGGGGGGTTAGCGGTAAAACACACGTATATAAACCCTCTCAGAAATTTGTAACAAAAACAAAAAAGGGAGCCACCACCGAATAATCAGCAATGACTCCCCCACACATATAACAACACACACACGTTGAAATTATGCTCTAGCAATATGAAGACCTAACCTTCAAATTGCAAGCTAAAATTCACAATCTTCGTCATCTATTTCATCATTCCAAGCATCTTCCCAGTCAATATCGTCATCATCTAGACACTCGAATGTGGTCTCTACCATCTCATCTCTAGCCATTTCTAGCAATCCTCTGGCTGAATAGACGTTATCATAGACATATTCCATCTCCATCTCTGGATGAACTACCATAATAAAATAGTTCTCAAAGTGTTCACCAGCAATGGCTTGAATCTGTTCTAAAGGATTATCCGACATGAGGTGTTGACAGGTTTGGAACTGCTATTATAATTATTATATACTAATACGAGATGGTGCTAGCACTAGAGAAGGAGACCTAGTCTCCCACAGACCTAATTCTAGGTCAAGAACTAGACCTTATATATTATATATATTATATCCATGAGGACTGTGATCTAGTTGTTCTCTTATAGTAGGCATCCATGAACTCATCTAGTTGTTTAGAGGCTAGGTCATCTCTTCGTTCCTTAATCTTCATGTCTGCATCTTGAGCCATTTGTTCTACCCAATAGTTACAGGCTATACTAAGAGCATCTAGTCTATCGTCGTTCCTTAAGGCTCCTCTTAGTCTTGTTAGTCTAGTCAACTGGTACATCATCATGTATCTAAGTTGTTGTTCTGCTGGATAGCCTTGTGCAGTCTTGTAGTCGTTCTCAATAACAGAGGGTGCTATCACGAGCCTGTGTGCTGCTAGAAGAGGCTCAAGGGTGTCTATGATTCGTTTCTCTTTCTGTTGATGGTGACGTACCTCTTCAAGAGTGACAGGGTATTCTCGGCTAAATATGGGCGTTATAAGTTGGGTGAACATACCATCACCGAAGTTACTCTCTGTAATAACAGCGTTCACTTTGTTCCTCTTAGCGATGCGGACTAGTTCTAACAAGGTAGGTTCTTCGTAACCACCTTTGAGTCCTCCAGCCTCTGGAACAAACAGAGTGCCGTTACACATCTTTACTACAGCGTAGCCTGTCTCGTCCTTACCTCTACCAGAGGGGTCGATGGACATGACAGAGCCACTGTAAGGTATCATGTCACCTAGAATCTTCATCGGTCTGTAGAAGCGGTCGCCTCTCAGTCCTACATTGGGAAGCCTTTCCCATTCAAGCTCAGGTGTCTGCGCCCATACTAGCTTCTCTGGTGCAACATCTTGGTCAATATCTTGCACAACCAAGTTACCAAGCTTAAGAGGGTAACGGTCAAGGTCAGCAAGGTTGGGGTTGAGCATGAACTGCATTGCGTAACCAGCTGATCCATAAGAAATCTTTCGCTCCTGCAAATCAAAGTCTGTAAATCGTGTAGGCTCGGCTGAATCGCCTTGGGTATCTTCATCTATACAGAGGGTAGACAGTGTGTCTCCATAAGTGTTGAGAGCTTTCTTGGGGTCTACCTTCTCAGCTGACCATACCTTAGTTGTAAATCCTCGTTCCTGTAATTTAGTGTAGAGGCTGTCCTCACACTGTGGGGTTCCTAGAACAATAATTCTAGATGAATCGTTGGGCTTGATAATAGCATCAAACTCTTTGACCTGTTCTGATAGCTTGTCTCTCATCTGCTGTGTAGCAGAGTTGTTCGCTACCTCAATGTCATCTGCAATGATGATGTCAGCACGAGAACCCGTTAACTGTGAAGTGATACCTAATGATTTGACAGAGGGTGCGTGTGAGGCTCCAGAGGGTCCAACATCGAACGACACCTTAGAGAACCGCTGGTCAGCACTGGGCTTCAAGAAACTCAGAATAGGAATGTCATGAATCAGCCTCAGCGTGAACGTAGAGAAGTCATCAGAACGT